ACCTTCTTGCGCAGGTCGCCAATGCGGTACACCTGGTCACACATGGCGCACACCCCGCCGCTTCCCACGCACGCGCCGCTCCGTCTTGGCCAGCAGCCAGGCAATCTCAGCACGGTCAGCCTGGTGCTGCAGCCAAAACACCAGCACCATGCCCAGCTGCAGGCCCTGGTGCGCAACCCAATAGGCCCACGCCGCCAGCACCATCAACAGACCCAGCAGTGCTAAGCGCATATCTAAGCGCATATCTAAGCGCATAGGCCCTCCCTGCGGGCAGCAACCCGAAGACGGGCAGCTGCCTGGGATCGGCGGGCCAGGTTCACGCAAAACATCACTCGGGCATCGCCATACGCCCGCTCCACCTGGTCCATCGCATCAGCGTTGTTGGGCGCCTCCACCCGCATGCGGGTCAGCTTGCCCCGGGCTGAAATGTGGGTCACCTTAAAAAGCATGGCTGGCCTCCGCAGGTAACTTCGGGGCTTCGAGCTGGCGAATGCGGGCACGCCGCTGGCGCTCCCGCAAGTCCTCCACCTCCGCCTTGGTGCAACGGTTCTTCAGGCGCAGCTCATAGGCCCACACCTCCAGCTCCGTCTGCGTGTTCACGGGCAAATGCTTGTGCATGTTCAGCCGCACCTCATCCAGCACCACATGCACCTCAGCAAAGCAGCGGTAGGCATCCATGTGCAACACCGTCATCGCATACTCAAGAGTCAGGCCATCCAAGCGGCGCAGGTTCGTCAGGTCAAACGGAAAGCGGCGCCCGTTGTACAGGCCCAGCAGCAACATGGCACAGGTACCACCGCCGCCCGTGTCCAAGTGCTTCTGCGCCACCTCAAACACCCGGTAAATGGCCATCAGCTGCTTGTCGGAGTAGTTCGATAGCAGGCTCACAGCGCCACCTCCTTCGACTTAGCCAAGGCCCGACGGCGGCGGCGTTTAAAGCGGCTCAAGGATTTGGCATGCAAGCCCTCAGCAACGACAACAGCGCGTTCCCAAGCGGCTTCGTAGGTATCCCCGTACACAACAAAACAGTGGAAATGGCCGTTGGTATGGAATGTTGATTCGTCATCCCAACTCCGCATCGCGATGGACGCTTTCATAAGCAGGCCCATAAAGCCATTGCGACTCAACGAAAGGCCAAGTTCAAAAGAAGTCTCGTTGTCTTTATCGTTCGACAGATTCAACAGGCGGGAAATGCTTTCATCCTTCGGTTGGCACATTTCCGCTTCGAATATCAGGTCCGGAAACTTGTTGTTAAAAAAGCCCACGGCCCACGCATTTCCAAGGTCAAACACCTCCTCCACGGAGAGGGCCAATTCAGCGGCATCCTCCGCGCGTTTCAACTGAACTAAGTTCACATCACACAACTTAACTAAGTTCACAGCACACCCGCCTTCCCCACAGCCCGGGCATCCGCCTTGCGCATCCGGGTACCCGCCACGCCATGCAGCTCCTGCTCATACGCCTGGCGGCTCATTTGGGTGTAAATGCCGGTGCTGGCAATCGACGCATGCCCCAGCGCCAACTGGGCCACCTTTAGCGGGTTCTTGCCCCGGCTACGCTGAATGATGTTCACCCCCCGGGTGTGCCGCAGCCAATGCGGGCTCACCCCATCCGGCAGGCCAGCCAGGTAAGCCCAGTGCTTCATGCGGGCCTGAAAGCTGCGCACACTCATGTGCTCACACAGCCACTTGCCACCCACCATCCCGCAGCGCCCCCACAGCAACGGCGGCAAGCCGTCGGCACTGCACCCCATAGGGCGCAACTCCTCCTGCAGCTCCATCAGCTTCACCAGACACTGGCGCACCGGCTCAGTCACCAAGTACTCATGCCCCCGGCGCTTACCCTTGCGCTGCTCCTTATTAACCACCAGCCAGCCCGTGGCCAGCGCCAAAGTCGCCTGCCGGTACTTCAGCGTCGCAAGTTCGTTCACCCGCATCCCCGTCTCGATCAGCAGGCGCATCCAGGCATAGTCCCGCTGCGCCAGCATCGCCGTCTGCCCCTTGGCCACCTGCAGCAGCCGGCGCTGCTCCTCCTCCGTCAAATACCGCTTGTTCAAGCTCATAGTCGTGTCCCATGTTTTGCAAACCACAATCCAGCGCCAACCCAAGCCACCCCGTGGCCCAGGCCAACGCCCCCGCACACAGCCAACGCGCAATCTCCGTCACGCAATCAGCCCCGTGTTCTTTTGCCCAGCCGCAGCAGCTGGGTTGCGCACAAACGCAAACACCTGCCCTGCACCGGGTCCGCCATCGCCTTCTCGAACGACGCATACCGCCCGCTCAACAGCTTTGAGCTGGTAAACATCACCCGGGCCTGGCGCAGCACCAGCTCCTCCTCCATCGCCGCATCCAGCGGCAACTGCCGTGGCTGGCAAAACTGTTTTGTTGGCATCAAGGCACCTCGCTTTCAGGGCAATGGCAATCTCGGCACCGAACAGGCCCAACAGGCCCCGTGCGGCGTCCACTTCAAAACCGGGAGGAATGGCATGCGCCACAGGCCTAGTCATCCACCAGGCCCTCCAAGCGGGCCACCAGCGTCATCAGGGCCGAAACCATGTCGAAGGCCTCAGCCCGAATGCGCCCCATGTTCTTGGTGGTAAAGGCGCGGTTACTCAGCGCCATCTGCAGCTCGGCGTGAAACTCGCCGCTCTCACGGCCCAGCTTGGCCAGCAAGTCCAGCAGCGCCTCATCGCTCACATCGGCCAGGTGCGCTACATCAAACGCAGCCCTGCCAAAACCCTCATCCAGGGAATCCAGCACCCGCATATCGCCACTCAGGCGGGTCGCCAGCACCACATCGCGCAAGGTCGGCTGGTGGTGCGTGTCCTCGTCTGCGTCCGCCTTGTTGTAGAGCGTGCCCGGCTTCATGACCATCAACTTGGCCAACTCCGGCACACCAAAGCCATAAACCAGCTGCCGGAACGCCTCAAACGGGTCAGCCGGGTGGCCAAGTGGTACGTGTTTGTGTTTCATGGGTAAGTCCTCTCCCTGAAGTCACTTGATCGATTGCGGGCCATGGGCAACGATCACGCCATGCTCGTCAATCGACTCGTTTTCAACAGACAACTCCAACCGGCGCTGAATCTCAGCATTGCGGCTTCGGTACCCGGCCTGTGCGGCGGCATCAATCTTTTCCAGCAGCTCTGGCGGCAAGCGCACACACAACACGGTGCGCCCGCCTGGGTGCAAGGCCTTGGCCCCGTTGAACTGGCGGCGGTCCAACATCTGCACAGACAAACCGGCGCTCAAGCTGACACCTCGGCGCTAACCGTCTTCTGTGCCTTCAGGCTCAACTCAAGCCGCAAACACACCTCCTTGGTGCGGCTGCGCATTTGCTTGCGGGCGCTCGTGTCCAACTTTTTCAACAGCGGAACGGGCACACTGACTAGAATGTTTTTTGTCGGGGGTTTTGCCATAGAAAATCTATATAAATTTATGAGAAAGTCATATGGACTATATCAATTTCCAAGGCCTTTGCAATAGATTGCAAGCCTTTTTTGCAATATTTCTATTGCATTTCGAGCCATGACCTCTAAAGACACCCATTCCCCCGTCTTGGTGCGCATGGAAAACGCGCTCAAAGCCGACCTACTACGCACAGCCAAAGGCCACGGCCGCACCCTCACCGGGGAAATCGTTCTGCGCCTGCGTGAAAGCCTCACCCCCACACCAGGCCACCAAGGCCAACCAGGCATTGCACCCGGCGCCCCCTACCCCACCAACCACACCGCCACAGCGCACACCACAAACGAAAAAGGCCCGGCCACGGTCCTCACAGACCACGACCGAGCCATGCTCGACGTCTTCCGGCGTCTACCCGCCGAAAAGCAGCTCGCGCTGCTATCGCTCTTCAAGTAACCGCTACAACTCCACGCGCTTGCCGCTGGGTGCGGAGCAAGTCACTCACATCTGCTCCCGCAGATCGGCCACCAGCTGCTCCAGCGTGTACAGCGCGGCGTAGCCCGGGTCCGTTTCCATCAACTGCTCATGCACCTCCGCCCGGCTCATACCCGCAGCGTCGGGCGCAGCGCAAGCTCTATCGAGATCGCTCGCCAGAGTGGTCTTTCGGGTCATGCGGGCTTGGGCGTCGGCATGCTGCGCTTCCAGGGCGCGGATTTGATCGAGGGCAGAAGGTTCAGGTGCTACGTCAGCGGCTTCTGGTGTGTTGCCAGCGTCAATCCAAGCAAGATAGTCCTTGTATAAAGAACTGTCTTTGTTAAGAAAAATGTCTTGAGCTGTGTCAATGACGCCATCTATTGCAAGTTTGTAACTCATGGAATCTCCGAAATAAGTTCAACACCGAAGTCATAGGTGTCGTTGTTTACCAGCGCAGGAGTCCAGCCGGAAACCGTATAAATCAAAGCAATACCTAATTGATTACCCAAATAAAGCAAAGTGTTTGCCCTAGATGAAACGCCGGATGAAACACTGTTGCGGATGGAGTCAGCGGTGGTTCTGCTGGTACCTCCCGCATAAACCCCCAAAACAGGAGCGGCAAACATTCCAGAAGCGTCAATGCTTGTAGCGACACCCTGCAAATTGGATGTAACTCGTCCGGACGTGAAGGTGTATCGATAATGCCGCGCGCAACGGATCAGTTCTTGAGCAGCATCGGGCACTTCAAAGTAGGTTGGAGACACAGCGCCAACCCTGAAATCTTCGTCCCCGATAGTCCATGTTCCCGAGCTTTGAGCGCCCACCGTCAGCACAATTTCTATGCCAGTAGTTGCGGCAGAAGGCAACGAAATTGGCGCGCTGTACTTTGTCAAGCTTGAGTTAACCGTGAATGTGCCGGTGGCAATCTGAGTGCGCGTAGGTATGCCGACAGTGCCAAATGTGTTTTCGGTTTTGGCGTAGTAAGCCGTCCAGGTCACAGCCGTCAACAGAGAGTTCGAAAGCTCGACCGAGTAGGTGCAATCCCGCCCCGCCATGTGCGCTGTCTCAGATGCTTCCAAGCGTGTCCCATGCCCAATAGCCGTGACTGACGCAGCACCGGTAAATTGGTCTCGCTTGTGGGTGGCATTGCTACCAGAAACCTGTGCCAGTGCGACGTTAGCGCCCACGCTGTAGGCGTAAAAGCGATCTGTGGTGTAGTACCCAGCAGAGGCAGTTGGAACACCCATCCCCGCCACCACCGTGGCAGACGTGGCGCGTTGGGCAATTAACTTGTTGCCGTTTTTTATTCGATTACCAAATGAGCCGATTTCAGCAACCCCCAGCGTAGTGCGCGCCGTGGCAGGCGTGCCGTCGGTGCCAAGCAGCCCTGCAAGGAAATCCCGCAGGCTGCCCATCGCCGTTTTCATGGCGCTGGTGGTTGGTGTGCCGGAGCCGTCAAGGACGCTGCGGTCGGGTAAGGTTGCCATGATTAATATCCTTGTAAATAGGCGTCGACGATTGCCGCCACGCCGGTGCGAGCGTCGTTTTTGGCGGCGATGAGGGGGCCCAGAGTGGCCGACTTGTCGGTCACTTCCAGGTAGGTGGCGGTGCTGCCGCCCTGCAGGGTTAGTTGCACGTTTTGCAGCACTGAGAAATAGCCCGCCGCAGCAGTGAGGCGGGTGCCGCCGCTGGCGATTGCTACGTCGCTCAGGCGCATGGACAGGTCGGGCACGTCGACGCTGGCTGTAAAGGCGGACAGCGTGCCCGACGTGGCGCCAGCGGCGGTGCTGACGCGCCACTGGTATTCGGTTTGCGCAGCATCAATGGCGCCGGGCCATGCTGCCCAGTCACCCGCGCCGCTGTAAAAGGTGTCGGAGTCGGCGCCGTAGAAGGAATCAAGGTCCGCGCTGTAAAAAATGCCCGGGCCGGTCTCGCGGTAGGCAATGGCTACGCTGTCGCCGGTGAGGGTCCACGCGGCGGTCATGCGTGAGCCGTCAGCCGCAGTGCTTGGCGTAAAGCCGCCACTGACCCACTCCATGGCGCCGTAGTTGTCGGAATAAAAAGCGGCGCCATCTAGCCCGTAGAACTGCGCCGCATCGGCAATGTAAAAGGCGTCCGGCTGATCTGCCTGCAGCACACCGCCTGTGACCGCGCCGCCGGTGACCGTTCCAGGGAAACCCAGCGCAGCATAGTCTTTGCTCTCCACCACGTTAGCAACCAAAGCATCGCCCAAATTGACGATGACATAGGCAATGTTGGCGGACTCCAGGCCCAAAAGAATCTCCACCGCCTTCACCATCAACGTCACCGTACCCACCGGCTTCACCGCCATGCTGTACGGGCTACCGGTAATGATGCCGGTGTGCAGCTCGTTGGCCACGCCCCAGTCAAGGTTGTTGCCGTAATGGAACTTGATTTTGTAGCCCGACACGTTGCCAGCGCTGAGCGCCGTCCATGTCAAAGTACTGTCGTTGTAGGTAAGGCCAGTCACATCGGGCGGCAGCGCAATATCGTGCACAAACCGGTACGGCGTCGCCGTGGTAACCAGGCCATAGCACCGCACCTCAAGCGTCCACACATCAGCTCGGCCCGACTCCCACACAAACTGTGTACCCATGCTGATAGCCACCAACGCAAGGTCGCCGCCGCTTGTGCTCCCCCACAGCTCAGCCCGCACAAAAGTGCCCCGCACCGTGAAATTCAGCGTCAACTCCCGCTGAAAGTCGCCAACCACATCCAAAAACTTCTCCGTCACCACCGCGCTCAGCACCACCAGCGTCGTATCCAGCAGGCTCGTGTTCGGCGGCGCTGTGTAAGTGCCGTCCCACACATACGTCCAAAACTCATCCGTCTCAGGCACCAGCGCAATCTTGGCGCCAGCCATATTGCCGCTCGGCCCAATCTCTGACACCCGCAGCTTCTGCCCCGGCGTGGTCTTAAAGTCGTAAATCCACACCGTATCCCACGCCGGGTTATCAGTGGCATCGCCTGGCAGCGCCACGCCATCCGGCCAGTTGCTGTCCAGGCTCAGCGTGCGGCTGCTGCCGGTAAAAGTCGCCACCGCAAACACCCGGTACTGGCTCTCCCCCGGCAGGCGCAAGCCGATATACCGGCTGGTGGACCCAGTGGGCGACGTGGCGGGCACCAGGTCGTCCAGGGTCAGGGTCACCACGTTGGCGGCGCTGGTGGTGGTGGGGATGTAGTCGGTTGCTGCGCTGCTTTGCTCTAGCTGGGCACCCCAGGCGTAAAAGTACTTGCCAGACGCCGCGCCGTCCAGCGAGTCAAAGCGGGCAACGATGCTGGATTGGGTCACATAGGCCGCAAAGGTAAACGTGAACGTGTAGCGTGTGGCTACCGCAGTGAGGTCAAAATCCAGCCGGTGTATCTGCTGAAATGAAGAGTCGTAGCAAAACAAGCTCCAACTCGTGGCGGGTAACTGACTGGCGTCTGTCCAAAGCCACACGGACCACGTAAATGTCTTTCCAGCCAATGCGCTTGTTGTTGCCACGAGCTGAGACACACCGGCGTCAATGCTTGAGCCAACAACTATTTTGTCTGCTGTTGTTGTGCCATCGGGCGCAGTAACGCTGTTGGTCACCACCGTCATGCCGTTGCGCTTGGTCCAGGCTGCGTTAGAAATGTCCTCCGAGTACTTCAGCAAGTTCTCCCGCTTCACCGCCGCCTTCACCCTCCCGCCATACCCCCATTGCGTCAGGTCATGGCTAAGCGCCACCACCGTGCCACGGCGCAGGGTCATGTGCTGCAGGTCCTGCTCGCAGTGCACCGTTTTGCGCTGGTACACGTTCTGCGCCATGGCAAACCGGGCCAGCACGGCGGCATGGCTCTCGGTGGTTACGCCCATAAACTTCTGGCGGCTCGTCAGCGTCGGGGTGGTCACATCGGGGGCCAGCACCCGCACACTCTTCCAGGTGTTGTCGCGGTCGCGGTCAAAGTACTGGTACTCAATCTCGTCAGCCGTCTGCTGCGTGTCGTACTCCACCGCAAAGCTCTTGGCCTTGTTCGTGGCCATGTTCAGCACGTCCTGCACCGGGTCGTCGTCGCTGAAGTAAATCACCCCCAGCGCACCCGTGTGCCAGCTCTTCACGCCCATGCCCGCAGCGGCAATCGCGTCGATCAGCTCGCCTACAGCCATCGTTTCCTGCAAAAAGTAGTCGAAGGTGAACCCGTGCGCCGCACAGTGCACCATAAAGGCCTTCAGCCCCTCCACATCAATCTGCGCATCGTCATAGCCCAGCCCGGCAATCAGCGTGCCGTCGTCGTCATAAATGCCCCGGCACAGCAGCAAAATCAGCGCCCCCGGGTTGCTCAGGCCGTTGCTGCGGTTCGTAGCCGTAGTCCATGCGCTGCCGTTCCAGTAGGGGCAAGGCTTCATGGTCGACATCCAGTTCACCTGGTCCACCGTTCCGCTCAGCTGCCCGCTGGCCCGAATGTTCAGCCCCACCCGTGCCTGCCCGCTGTAGTTGCCCGTGTCCTCCTGGTAGCTGCGCAGCGTCGTCCAGGTGATCGCGTTCTGCTGGCTCGATGAGGTGGTGTTCGCGTTGCTCTTGCGGGCCTGCACCTCATACTGGCCGCTGGCCACATCCCGCTCATAGCTCACACGCACGGGCTTCGAGTCGCTGTTGGTCAGGGTCACAAAGGCATTGCTGCCCACAAACGGCAGCCACGTCATGGCCCCAACCAATCGGTACTCAATAACGATAAACACGTCCGTCGTCTCGTAAGCGCCGGTTTGGGCGTTCACGCTGGTGAGCAAGCCCTCAATGTCCACCGCCAGGCGAATGGTGTTTTCGCTGCTGGTGCGCGTCACCCACGGCCCGTTGCCACTCGGCGCATCCAGCAAGGCCCCGGCCACCGTATCCACCGCCGCGCTGAACACCGGCAAACCCGTGTTGCCACTGGTAAAGCCGGTGTAGTGCAGGCTCACGTCCTGGTAGTAGCCAATCGCCGTCTGCCCTATGCGAATCGTGTTCACACTCGCACAGTTCAGCCCCGCATGCAGCAACTGCCAAAGGTACTGCTCACCCCCGCTGTAATACGTCCAGGCACTGGCCGCCATGTCCGGCAGGCAATACGGCTCGCCCAGCACCAGGCCCATAGGTTCATAGGGCCGCGCCGTGTTGCGCCCCCCTGTCAGGGCATAGCTCGGGTTGGTGGTGGTCGTTACCCGGTTGTTGCTGGCCGCCGTGGCCTTGGGCGTCAGCTTGTTGATCAACATGCTGCCGCCAAAGTACGCAGCTCCTGCCGCCATATACCCGGCAGCACCCGACAGCGTCATAAACGAGCCACCCGCCATGCCACCTAGGCCGAAGGTGTTATAGGCCAGCCACATCGTGGCCCCCAGCTTCACTAGGCTTCCCAGGTCGTTCTGCACAACCTTACGCGCCTGCACCAGGTGGCCGGGCTTGGGCCGCACACGGCTCCACAGCTCTTGTGGCACCTCCAGCCCGCCCAGCCACACCACCCACTGGCCATCGGGCTCCACCCCGTGGCGTGCCAGGTACACCGCCAGCGTGTCACCGCTCAGCAGCGGCGCAGCAGCACAGTCCAGCGTCACCTGTCCCTGCACGCCAAAAGGGTGCGGGCTCACCACCAGCGCGGTTTCAGGTCGTTTGGCCACGGCAGTGCACTGGCTCATGCAAGCACCCGCAGTGTGTAAAAGCCGTCCAGGCGCAGCTGCTGGCGGCGCAGTTCAGCCAGCGTGTGCAGCACTGTTTTGCCGTGCAGGCGGCTGTTGTGCAGCACCCAGGTTTGGCCGGTTTGCATAAACACCGTGCCCACGTGCCAACGCAGCTCGCCCCCCAGGCCGCTAAGCCAGTGCAGCAGCACCACACAGCCATGCACCGGCGCTTCAATGCGCTGCGCTACCGCACCGGCCCACACGCCATCGGGCGCTAGCGCCGGGCGGCTGCTGTGGGTGGGCAGGGCCACAGTGCGGCCCCACAGCTCAAGCTGCACTTTGGCAGTCAGGTCGCTGCAGTCAAAAACCCCGTCCACATACGGCGTACCCACGTAGCGTTCGGCGTCTTTCAGGGTCGGGGTTGGGCGCTTGGTCATTGGCACAGTCATTTGCACAGTCATGGGCTCAGTCATTGCGGCCTCAGTCGGGGAACAGCGAAGGCGTCGTCGTCGGGTCAAACCGGCGCAGCACCGCCGGGCGGCGCATCAGGTCGTCGGGCCCCATCGTCGCGCTCATCGTGTTCATCGTCACCCGCACGCCACTCATGGGCGCCACAAACTGGTAGTCCACCACCTCGGGTGTGGCCCGGTGCACCACCTTCAGCGTGGCCGTCAGCGCAGCACCGGGGGGCAAACTCTCAAGCGTTGCCGTCATATCGCGGCCCACGTTGTCCAGCACCAGCTTGGCACGCGGCACCTCGCCCGCCTTGTCGTCGGGCAACGTGCAGCTAAACGGTATGCCCACATACACCACGCCACCAATCGTGTGGTTGCGGGTGTCGCTAGCCACATAGATCGGGCTGGTAAAGCTCGTGTAGTCCATCTCCAGCAGCACCAGCACACCCTGGTTGTCATCCACCTGGTGCAGCTTCTTGCGGGTCGCGCTCGATAGGGTCATACCACGCTCTTCAAGTACTCAAGGGTCAGGGTGCGCTGGCTGCGCGCCCAGGTGCGCTGCGCAGGCACCAGCTTGCCCATGTCACCACCCACAATGCGCACCTGCAGCGTGCCGCCCGTGCGCAGGCTGGTAAAGCTAAACCAGTCCGCCCCGGCGTTAATGTCGGTGTAAAACCAGGTCTCAAAACTGGTCGCATCCGCTGCGGTCAAAAAGTACAGCGTCACCGGCATCTGCACCAGCACGTCCGACTGCGTGCGCCGCTGCTTGGGCACACCGCGCTCCATCTCCGTGCGCTCCACAATCGGCTGCGCAGCCTCGCTGGTGTCTTGCCAGCCCAGCTTCACGTAGGTCGGGAATGTCGCCATGGCTTAGCCCACCGCCGTCTGCAGGCCAAACCGGCCCGCCATGCCTGACACCAGCCGCCCCACACCTGCGGCCGCCCGCTCACCCAGCGCGTCTTCCACCTGCACTATCAGCACGTCAATCGACATGCCGCCCCCGGCAGTGGGCTTTTGCTGCACCTGCGCCGTCTGCCCGGCAGCGGGGTACACATTCACCGTAATCTCGCCACCGCCACCACCCGCGCCCACCGGCGCCAGCGCCGCCATCTGCCCGGCAGTAAAAATGCCCTCGCCCTTTTTGGCAATGATCGGCACCTCGTCCACCATGCCCCCGGTGTGCCGCCTGCGGGCGCCCTGGAACATATCGGCACGCACCGCCCGCGTCTCACGCGCCTCCACACCGGCAATTCCCCCGGTGTGGTTCACCGGCACGATCATTCCAAACGGATCCACCGTCGTTTGTGCGGCCCCACCGCTTGCGCCGCCAAACAATCCGTCAAACAGCCCGCTAAACATGTTGCTGCCCGCATTGCCCATCGCCTGCTCCATGGGCTTGAGCATCGGGTCCAGCATGGCGTTCACCAGCGCAGCAGTCACGCGGCTCTGCATGGTGTTGGCCACCGTATCGGCCAAGGCCTCTGCAGGGCTTTTGCCCGACTCAAACGCCCGCATCAGCGCGCTGCTCAAGTCGCGCCGCAAGTCCTCGCTGTAGCGCTTGCTCTCGGTCTCGTTGGCCCGGCGCACCTCGTCGTTCTGCTGCGTTTGGCCCAGGGTGCGGGTCAGGTCCCGCTGGCGCTCCAAGGCGGCAATCTGCCGCTCTATCTGCCCCCGGGCCTGCTCGCTGCCGTCAAAGTTGCCCAGCAGGGCCAGGCGTTCGCGCTCGATGGCAATCGCATGGTCAATCCGTGCAGCCTTCAGCTCGTCAATCTGCCCCTTCGTCTTGCCCACCGACTCAATCTGCAGCTCCAGCGCCAGGGTGCCCTGCAGCAGGCTCGCAATCTCGCGCTCGTGCGCCTCATAGTCTTTGCTGGCCGCAGCGGCTGCAGCCTCGCGGTTGCGCAAGCTCTCACGCGCAGCCAGGTCCTGCTGGCGCGCGGCGGCCTGCATCAGCGGCTGCTTGTCCAGCAGCGCCTGCACAGCAGCGGTGTACGCCTGTTCCGACAAGGTTCCCGCGTTGCGCAGCGCCACCAGGCGCCGGGCCTTCTCCTCGTAGTCGGCCGCAAAGCCGGACATTTCTGCCAGCACGCGTCGGCGGGCTTCAATTTCTGGATCTGGCTGGCCCTGATTGCCTTCACCGCCTTTTTTCAGCAGCGTCTGCTGCATCGTGGCCAGCACTTTGTTGTACTCATCGCCCACCAACACACCCGCCTGGTTGAGCCGAATGATCTCGTTCATGTCCTTGATGTAACCCTCAGACACCCCGTTAATCTTCAACAACAAATTGTTCTTGGCCTCCAGGTTCTTGTTCAAAGCCTCGTCAGACTGCCCCACCGTCTGCGGGTTCACCGTGCCCCGCCCTTGCCCAACACCCGCAACCGTCGGTTGCGTTGCAGCCATCAGCGCCTGCGCCCGAGCCAAGTCTCGGTAGGCCTCTGCGCGCGCGCTGATTCCGTAAATGCTCAGGCTACCCAGGCGCTGCTCCTGCTCGTTGTAGCGGGCAATAGTCGCAGACGCATCCGCAGCCGCTCCGGCCAGCGTCATAAAGTCCCGGTTGACCGTTTGCAACTGCAAGGCGCGGCCCAGAAGCATGCCAAAGCCAGCGTTCATCTGCCCAAAAAATCCGCTACCTGACAACCGCGCAGCCTCCATTGCCTCACTCAGCGCAGTCATGTCATTCGAGGCGCCGTTTGCCCCAGCCGCTAAGGTTTTGGAAACCCCGCTATCGCCCAGCGTCTTATTCAGCCGCTCCCAAGCGTTCCCCATGCGCGCGGTCGAAGCATCCAGCCGGTTAGCCGCCTGCTCCACGCTGTCACCCAGCATCGTGTTGATCGCGCTTGCAAACTTGGGCAAAAAGTCTTCAGCTACCACTTGCCCGGTTTCCATCATCTTGTTGAATTCGGCGGTCGTCACACCCAACGCATTGGCCCCGGCCTGCAGCGCAATCGGCATGCGCTCACCTAGCTGGCCGCGAAATTCTTCGGCCTGCACGGTCCCCTTGCTCATCATCTGCTGCACCGCCAGCAGCGCGCCCTGAGTCTCAGCGGCACTCAGACCCATCACCGCACTCGCGCCTGCAATGCTCTCAAAAACCTTGCGTGTGGCATCGCCCGCAAGCGCAGTGCCACGCGCTGCAGACGCAAACCCTGCATACGCCTTCGCCGTTGAATTCAATTCCAACCCTAAGCGGTTGGCCATCTCGCTTACAAAGCCCAGTTCCCGCGCGCCATTGCCATCGGTCGCAAAGTTGAGCTGTGTCGCAAGCCGCTGCGCAGCCGCGCTTGCATCAAACATCGCCTTGGTCATCAGGCCGGCAGTCGTCACAACCGCCATCACGCTTGCCACACCTGCAACGCTCATCTTGCCAAATGCCGACGCTGTTGAGCCAATGCCAAATGTCGTGTTGTTCAGCTCAGCGCCGAAATTCCGTAGTCCGCCCACGGGCAGGTTTTGCTCCATCACCTGAAAGCTCGTGCCCGCCGCTTTGGCCGCATTTCCCGCCTCGGTGGTTTTTTCTGCGGCGCGGTCCAAAGCCGCACCTGCGGTAGTGGCCTCCTGCCCCAAGCCGCGCAAGTTCCCAGCCGAAACCTTCAACCCGTTACTTAGCCGGGTGCCGTCGTAGTCCACTACGACCGACAGTTTTTCCACCTGGTCAGCCACGCAAAACCTCCAAAGCAGCTTGCTCCATCGTCTGCAGGTCCGCAAACATCTGGTTCTTGTTAGTCACCGCGCGGCGGCGCATCACAATCTCCACCGCCGTGTAATCCAGGCCCATCACACGCCCCATGGGCGAAAATTGCCACTGCGTTTCCAGCGCCAGCCAGCAGCCAATGGCAGGCCAGTTGCACCGCCAAACTGCAAACGGCCCATCAGGGGCAGCAGCAGGCGCGGGCGCTTCGTCAGCCCAGGCAAAGGCATCGGCCCAGGCCTGTTCATCAACACCCCACGCCTCTCGCTCACTGGCTTCATCGTCTTGCCTCTGTGCCTGCTCAGGCTGCGCCGCCACTCCCGCCACCAAGCGGGCCCAGTGCTGCGCAGCCTGCGCTAGTTTTTTTCCGCTGCCACTCCCCGCGTTGCGGCCAGAAAGGTGCCGACCACCGCCATACGCACCCGAATGTTGGCCAGCAACCGAGCCTTATTCACATCGTTAAATTCAAGCGGCTTGCCGTTACCGCCTTTCAGGTCATCGCCCCAGCCCAACAGCACGCGGTTGGCAATCTCCAGGTCGGTAAATTTCTGCTTGGCGTCGGCTTCGGTCGCTGTCAGCTCATCGAGCGCGTCGCCCTGCAGATTCGCAAACACGGCGGTGAACTCACCCCGCACATACTTGCCATCCACCGGCACTGGCACCTTCACCGGCCAGGCAAAGCTGGCGGGCTCCTCCATCACATACAAAACAACGTCGTCTTTTGGGGGCATGGTTCAGCTCTAAAAAGTGGGTCAGGTCAAAACAATCGTGTACTGGTCGTTGCCTGTGGTGCTTGGCTGCAGGGCAAACTTGGCAGTCACAAAAATCTGCCCACGGTCCTTTTGCTCGCTCAAGTCCACCAGCTGCGCCCGCGCGCCGTTGAACGTGAACTTGTTGCCCGACACCGTGCCATGCACCACCGTCAAAGCCTGCGAAACCGTGGTCTCCAGCTCCTGGTAAATGTTCTTTTGCGTGGCAGTGGGCAACTCAAACTTCAGCTCCACCAGCGGCTTACAGTCCTGCACCACCATGCCCTCAAAGCCTGCCGCGTTCATGTAAGCGTTGGTGCGCCCACCATCAATCTGCACGCTGCTGCACTTCAGCGCCAAAGCACCCAAGGTCACCGTGGTGTTGGTCTTGTTAAAGCCCACCGGCTTTTGCAGCGTGGGCAGGGTCAGCGCGGCCAGCGTGGCATCTGCCGGCGTGCTGTACACCCCGGCCAGCGCCACCTGGCAGCGTGGCACCTTGTTCTCTTCAAACATCCACTTCATGCTGCCCCGGCAATACGTCATCTTGCGCAGGAAACCGTCTTCGTTGGCGTACAGAGTGGCAGTCTCCTCCCCCGTGCTCACCGGGTTCAAAGTCACGCTGGTGCTCGCCACCACGGTCGAGGCGTGGCCACACGCCCGGTAGGCGGCCAGCAGCGCTGCAGGGTAGGTAGTACCCAGCGGCGTGCCCGCACCAATCACCGGCAGCACAAAACTGCAGTCCCGCTGCAGGTTCACCGTGAACTGATCACGCGCACCCAAATAGCTCGCCGCATAGTCAAACTCATCGGTCGTGGCCTTGGCCGCACTCCCCCAGGCAAAGTCAATGGCGGCAAAGCCATCGGTGCCAACCACCGGCACCGGGTCGGTACCGGCCACGGTTTCCGCCTTCAACATAATCACTTTGCGTTCGCTTTTCATGCGTCTTCTCCCAAGGTTTCTTCAGTTGTGCCATCCACCACCGGCCCGCCGTCCAGTGGCACCAGCACGCCGTCCACGTAGTCATACACACCGCCCTTGGCGGGTAGCGGTGCTGCTTCCATAGCGTCGGTTTGATCGTTTTCCATCGCATCAGTCCTTCAAAAAAATGTCAGCCTTGGCCTTCAGCCCTTATTGCTCGTGGCAATGGCCGGGTCAGCCTGCGCCTTGCCACGAAACCAGCTCGCAATCCCCAAAATCGGCGCCACCACACCCACCAGCGCAGCCATCGAGCCCACCATCGCAGGCACATAGCTCAGCACCTGGGCGTCCTTGCCCATAAAAATCACCAGCATGTAAGCCGCCGCCGCGGTGGCAGACGTCATCAGCACATTCAGCGCCACTGCAAAGCCAATCGCAGGCCGCCAGCTGTAGGTAGGCCAGTGCTCTGCTGCGCCTTCGGCCTGCATCGTCTTGTTCACGTCGCCGGCGTTCTGCACGGCCAGCCGCTCCAGGTCCACACCGGCATTCACCGCATGGGTGCGCAGCTGCGCATCCAGCTCAGCCAGGCGAATGCGCCCCTCTGGCGTGGCAGACAAGTCTTTCAGCGCGGTGGTTACAGCGTCGGTAGTAGCCTCCGGAGCGCCCAGCGCATCGCCTAAAAACTTCACCGCCAGGCCCGACAGCGGCCCCAGCAAAAGCGTTGCAGCGGTCGGGGCCAGTTGCTTCAAAAAGTCCATGGCTAGTTGTCCTTTGCAGCAAAGTCGAGCTGCATGGCCGCCCGGTTCACCCAGCCCGCGCCCATCGTTGGCCAGGCCGAACACTTCACCCAAAACCGCAGCCGCTGCGCCATAAAGCGCATCAGCACGTCATTCACATCCATGGCGGCCAACGCCTTCGCGCTCAAGGGGCCCCAATGGCCATCGTCTGCCACACCCACAGCCGCCTGCAGCTTGCGCACAGCGGTCTGCACACCGCTGTTCACCGCAAAGTCAAACACCTGGAACTTGATCGCCGGGTGCGCATCGCCCAGCGGCTCCCAAAAGTCCCGAAAGTAAATGGACTTGGCCTGGTCCCGCGTCAGCGCCTTGATATCCACCTGCGGATAACTCCGCTTGCTGATACCCCAGTTCGTCTCCCCGCCCGGGTCCGCCGGGTGGTTCACATAACCGCCCTCGTGGCCCATCAGGCGGGTGAATGCTTGGTCAAAGTTCATGCCTGGCCCTTCCAAATCTTGCGCACCAGCACCACGATCTGCAGCACCGTGTAGACCAGCGTCGCACCCAGCACCAGGCTTGACAGCGTCACACCGCCAAACAGCGTTCCCATCCAGATCAGCGCGGCCTTAACGGCAATCGTGGAAGTTGGCTCGTTGTTCATGTGTACTTCACCTCAATGTTCAGCACCAGGTAACCCACCGGGTGCGCAAGCTGCTTGCTCGTCTCCCAAGTCATTGGGTACACGCTGTCCAGCGGCTCGTCCTTAATGTCCTGGCACCAGCCCAGCAAATCGCTCAGCAGCGCCAGCTCAGCCGCTTCCACCGCTTCCGGCAAGCTCTTGTCACTCACCTTCACATACGCCACCAAAGTCACATTGATGGTGCCCAACTCGCCCTCGCGCCCCTGCCAGTTGGCAAAGTTGCCGCCGCCAGTGGCCACTACGCACACCACACCGTCCAGCAGCCGGGTGTCTTTCTCGGTGGCCGGGTTCACTAGGCTGCGCTGCACATGCCGCTCGGGCAGCTTCTCTGCCAGGCTGGCCTTCACGGCAAGCAGAATTTCGTCTTGCGTCATGCAGCACCGCCTCGGGGCTCCAGGCCACGCACCACCGCAGCCTTCAGCGCAGCAGCCACCTTGCCCGCATGGGCCTCAAACGTCGGCCGCACAAACGGCGTGCCCTTCATGCCCTTGTGGCGTATGTGCCAGGCCAAGCCCTCGTAGCGGTCGCGCAGCTCCAGCTCAAAGGTCTGGCGCTTTTTCTTCGCACGCTTGGCCGGTAAAACACCCAGCTTGCTCTGCAGCCACGCAACAATCGGCGCGCTTGCAGGGTCAAAAAACCGGGGCAAGCCCTTGCCACCAGGCGCAATGCCATCCTCCTGCGCCTGGGCATAGTCCACCCCCGGCGCAATCACCCGCACATAAAGCGAAGGTTGCTCAACGTGGATCGAGTTGGCCAACACCGTTTGAAACTTCGGCGCCCGCTGCCGCATGGTTTGCGCAATGGCCTGCGCCTGTGCGCTCAGCTCAGGCAGCACCTGCGCGTCCACCGCAGGGCCCATGCCCTCCAGCATCAGCGCAACCCGCTCGGCAGTGGTGTGCACCGTCGTGGCCATGGCTAGCGTGCCTCCCAAAACAGGCGCAGCAGCATCTCATGCAGCGCAGCGGGCGTACTGTTGCGCGGCGTGCCGCTCAGCCCGTCGCGCAAGTTGATCGGCTTGTTCCCCTGGTTCAACGCCAGCTCACGCATGGCCTCAGCCTGCGCACGCAGCAGCAGCAAGCCGCGGTCATCGGCCAGCACCGTCGTACCAGAGGCCTCAGCACCCAAGGTGTGCCGGGCAAAGTACCAAAACTTAAACGTGCTACCCCGCAGGGCAATGTGCTCAGCACTGGGTGCAGGGTCAAACACCAGCCAGTGCGCGCTGCCGTCATGCTCTGCAGTCACACGGGGCAATGCGCCGGGGTAGCCTGGCTCCCAAGGCTGCGGGCAGTAGCCCCGCAAGTCCCACAGGTGCGTTTTGTAGGTCACCAAATCCGGGTACTCGCTCAGTGCGTAGCGCACCGTGGCGTAATCCACCGTTACCTGGCCCAGCCGGGTCAGGCGGCGCTTCACCGCCATGTCGGGCAGGGCCTGGTTCAAAAACCGCAGGTAGTCCGCATCGGCGTCCGAGTCAAACACGCTGGCGCTGCTGTGCAGCGAAACCTTCAGGTCCGCTACCAAATCTTCAAGCGCCATCGTGCCGGCCATGGTGCTATGCCCTTAAGCCGCTGGGGGTGCGTCGGCGTTGGGGTTGGTGTCGCCACCGGCGTCGTCGCCGCCCTCGCCACCGCCTTCACCCTTGTCCTGGCCCAGGTCATCGCTCGTGAGCTTTTCATCGGCAATGGCAATCAGCGCATCGGCCAAGGCTTCCTGCACACCCTTGCGGGGTTTCTCGGCTTCGGCTTCCATAGCCTGCAGGCGCTGCAGGGTGGCCTCGCTCAGGCCCGCCAGGCTGGCCTTCACGCTGGCCACATTGCCCGCCAGCAGCTCGCGCAGCGCGTCGTCCGGATCCTCGTCGGCAGGGGCCTCTTCCACCACCTGGGCTTCGTCAGCCACTTCCACCTCGCGGCCTTCGCCGGGCGGAATCATCACGCCACTCACCCAAATCGGGCTGTTGGTCGTGTTCTCTTGGTACTTCTTGGGCATCGCGCATCTCCAGTCAACTTACAAAGTCCAACCCCGGCGCACCAGGGCGCCGGGGGGCTACGCATAGCGGGCCAATGGCCCTTGGTGGTTATCAGGTCGTGCGGTTGACGCGGCCAGTGGCGCTGTACAGCACGATGCCGGTCAACGCATTGCGGCGCATCGTCGGGGTGTGCACCGCCACGTACTGGTCGCCGTAGGCAGTCATCGCGCCCACAAACTTGCCGTTGCTGTCCTTCTTCTGCTCCATGGCGTTCATGCTGAACGGCTTGAGCATCCGGTACCGGCTGTTGTAGCGCTCGCCCACCAAAATGCGCGTGTCACCCATAAACAGGTTGGGCGCCGTGGTGTTAAAGGTGCCAATGCCCTTGGTCACACCCACGCTGCCGTCAGCGTTCAGGCTCGTGCCCAGGCGCGCGCCGTTGGCGGTGAACGTTCCCGCTTGGGTCAGCATGTTGTCCACCGCAGCGCTCCACAGCGCCATGTTCGGGTTGTAGTAGCGGTCATTGCCAATCACCACCTTGCGGCTGCCAATGGCAGTCAACAGCAGGTCGTACTTGTCCTTCACCGTCAGCGTTCCCAGGTCCGTGTCGAACTTGCTCACGTTCTGGGTGTAGCTGTAGCTCACGGTCAGCGCCCAGGCGCTGGTGGGCGTCACGCTTACACCGGCCTGCGTCACAAAACGCAACTCGCCCAGGTTGTAGTCCAGGGTGTAGTAGGTGCCGGTGGCCTGCGTGCCAGTGCCGTCATACTCCTCGCGCACCACACTGTTCAGCGTCACCACAATCGGGTTTGTCGTGCTGCCAATCTGCGTGCCCTGCAGGTCATACAGCTTGCGCGGGCGCACCACCGGGTACTGCGCCAGCACAAACGTCTTGTTGGTGCCGTTCACGTTTGCAGTCAACGCCTCACCAGTCACCGCCACCGCCAGGTGCTCGTCAGCAGAGCGCAGCAGCTCGTTCATGTTCAGCGCCTCGGTGTCTTCAGCCACCACCCGAATCGCGTTGCGGGTGTTCTCCGCAATCACGTCAAAGTCAATGGGTGCCGCCGCCACCAGGTAGCGCATCTCGTTGGATACGTCAAACCCCAGCTTCTGCGGGATCGGGTAGGCATTCTCAGCCGTCTGCACCACACCGGCGTTTTGCACCGCGCCACGCTCATACACCCGCAGCCCGCTCACGCCAGCCGCCGTCGTGTCGCGGTAGCTGTAGGGAATCGTCACCGTCGCCGCAAACGGGTAGGTGCCCACATCCATAAAGCTCAGGCTCGTCAGGTTGTAAAGCATCTCGCGCAACACCGTGCGCTCAAACACTGCAGGCAGCTTGTTGTCGCTCAGGTTGCCCAGGCCGCCAGACAGTTGCTTGTGCTCGGCATCCAGGTCCACACCCCGCAGGCTGTCAAACTGCGCCAACGCCTTCTCGGCAAACGCCTTGTTCGCCGCCAGCAAAATGCCGCCGGTGCGGGCAAAGCGGCGCGGGTCATCCGCCACCAGGCCCAGGCGCAAATCAGCCTGCTCCTGCAGCGCCTTAATGCCGTTGCTGCTGTCCACGCTAATGTGCACATTGCCACTCGCAGGCACATAGCCCAGCCCGGCCAGCTTCTTGGCAGCGCCCAGCTCCTGCGCCTGCTTCACAGCCAGGCTGGCCAGGTGCTTCACCTGGTCGTCCGTAGTGGCAGCAGTCACCAGCGGGGCGTAGTCGTCGGCAAACTTCTTCACACCCTCGGGCGTCAGCGTCTTGTCACCGGCGGCAATGGTGTCGCTCAACAGCTTTACCTTGGTGGCCAGCGTAGCGGCATCCGTCGCGGCAGCGGCATCGCGCGCAGCCAGCAGCTTGGTCAGCTCACCGGCAACATCCACATTCGGCGCGGCCAGGGTAATCGTCACCGTCTTGGGGTCGCCGCCTGCGGCCTTGGTCTGCGTGGCAGCAGTGCCACCCAGCGTGGCAAAGGTCTCCACCACGGCCAGGCACTTGGCCTCGTCGGTACCTGCAGCGGCAATGCCGGGCGTAGCGGCATCCAAAAAGGGCTTGGCAGTGGCTTCAGTGAAGCCCAGGGTAATCAGGCGCGCCAACAGCGCTTGCAAATGCTTGTTCATGGAAAACTCCGTAAGTTCTTTAATCAGGGATGGGGAAATTGCCGTGCGCACATCCGTGGCATGGTCGTAGTCGTCAGAGAGCTGCACCGGCTCCAGGTGCTTGATCACGGGGCGCACCGTCAGGCCAGCGCCCAGCAGCACACAACCGTGCGGCTTTTGCGCCTCGTTGTCCTTCCAGGCCTCGTGGTATTCAGCGCTCAGGTAGGTAAAGCCCCGCTGCTTGATCGCATCCAGACCAAACGGCGTCCACTCCACCAGTGCACGCAAGCGGCCGGACTCCACCGACAGCTTCAGCACCTTGCCCGCAGCACCATCGCTGGGCTTGTGGCTCACATCAATAAACACGTCCTGCCCCAGCACGCGCTTATCAAAGTTGGCCACCATCTGCCCCAGCATGTCGGCGGTAATTGCAAACTCGCCATAGCGCGGGTCCGTGAAGTTGCCCGTGCGGGTCAACGTCACCCAGCTCTGCGTGGCGCCTTCGGCCAGCTGCACAGATTGGCTAAGAAACCGCACCCGTCCGGGCACGTCCTCCCCCGCCAAAAGAATGTGGCGGCCCGCTGCAGGCGGTGGTGCATGCACCACCGCCAAAGCCGCCGCAAGTAAAGCCAAAGACCGCACTGACCGCTGCATAAAACACCTCGCATCGGACTACCCGATGCAAAGCAGTTTCAAGCGATCAAACGGACAAAAAAAGGGGGGGAATTGTCAGCAAAAACAGCGCGCCCCGCAGCGGCAAAAGCCAGTGCGGGGCGCGTGTGGCAGGTCGCGCAGACTATGCGGCTGGCGAGTCGGGCAGTTTACCGACGGGGCGCAAATTGTCCACGGCCAGCTCCAGGTACATGCGCACATCTTCGAGCAAGCTGCGGATGAAAATGCCCGTCACCTGCTGCCCCGGCTCACAGCCGCCCAGCAGCTCCACCAGCGCACTCACCCGGCGGTGTGCGGCCTGCACATCGTGCAGGGGGGCGCCATCGTCATCGGCATCGAGGCCGTTATCAGCCCCGGCGCTCATGCAGTCACCAACAGGGTTTTTTGCTTCAGGCCGGGGGCCAGCATCTCGATACTGCGCGGGGTAATGCCCAGCAGGCGGGACACGTGCACCAGGTTGTCATACAGCTCGCCGGCAAGGCCCTGCTCTGTGCAGTTGGACAACTGCTGCGCAAGCCAGCGCCGCTCTTTCAGGTAGGCCAGGCGCTGCGGGTAGGTCATGCGACCGGTTTCTTGCGGGGCCACCGCGCCCTCCAGAATGTCAAGCACCCACTGGCGGAAGGCCTTGGCGTTCTCCGTCTTGGCCAACATGCCCAGCATGTGGGCACCGCGCAGGCTGAAGATGCGCACCTTCTGCATGCCCCCGGCGGTGCGCAGGTCGATCACTTGGGTCATGTGCTCGGTGAATTCGTCGGCGTTGCGGTTGTACAGGTTGGTCAAGTCTGCGGACGGGTTTTTGAGGCCCAAGGCACTTGCAACCTGCAAGCCCCTTAGCCAGGGTTCGCCATCATGGTCGACGACTTCAAAAGCGGTGGTTTGGAAAGAAAGCGCCGTTTTGGGGGCGCGAGTGCGTGTGTTCATAGAACTTGCTCCAGTTGCGGTTAAAAACCGCCACCCGCGATTCCAATCGAGGGTGGCAGCCCGAAACGGGCGTTGGAATACCGATGGAGCACCGGCGAGCCTTGCGGCTCCACCCGCCCGGGCCGCCGAAAAGGGGCACAGACGAAGAAAAAGCCGCTCCAGTGTAAAACCGTGCGGCCTGTCGCCGCTCCATTCGGGATTCCAAGCCCGGCCTGTTTTCACAGGCAGCGCCACTGTGACAGGTGAAAGGCGCAGTGTCAACGGCTTTTTTTCGCAGTTTTTATAGCGTCCAATGCAGTGCTGGCTTGGGCTGGCGGTGTTGTGGCATCAATTCTTGATGCTGACAAGCGCCCCCCGCCCACCAAAACAAATATCAAATAAACTTGCACAAAATTAACCTTTTCGGTTTAAAATTTAACCACATCGCAAAAAGACGATCTAACTATACCCATCAACTGCAAGGAGTTCGACATGGCACTAACTGACTTTGGAAAGGCGATCCGCACCGCACGGATCGAGACCGATGCAACGTTGTCACAAATGGCTGATGCCATTGGTGCGACCCCCGCTTTCTTAAGCGCTATCGAAACCGGCCGCAAGAAAATCCCCTTGGTGTGGATTGAAAAAATTGACACCTTTTTCAAGCACCAAGGCAAGGTAATACCCCACCTTCAGGAGCTGGCCACGGTGGCCAACGGGGAAGTCAGCGTAGCTGGCTTATCACCCGCCCAGCAAATGCTGGTGGCAGGTTTTGCGCGCACTAATTTGGACTCCGAGCAGCTCAAGAAATTTGAACAGCTTTTGAGTAAAAGCATGAAAGGTTAATTTGTATGACCGGCTTGCACATGGGATTTCGGGTTCCACCCCAGTCGAAAAACAAGATCCAAACGATTGCCAACAATGCGCGAGCCGCATTGAACTTACCTGCCGGCCCACTTGATGCCGAACGGCTATTGGAGCGGCTGCACGCCTTCGGGATTGTGGTTGACGTGTTTGACAGGGCGTCCGCTCCAGTTCCTAAAGAGGTCGAGGCGTGCTGGGTTCCATCAGCCAACACGCTGTACATCCGCGATACCGTATATGCAGACATTTGCTCGGGCGGGCCACGTGGTCGCTTCACTGTGGCTCATGAGCTTGGTCACATCATCCTGGCGCATCAAACGACTGCCAACCGGGAATCTTCTGCAGTGGACATGAAGAAGTATGAAAACTCAGAGTGGCAAGCAAATACCTTCGCATCAGAGTTTTTGATGCCGGAATCCGAGATTCGTTTCCTCAACTTGCGGACACCGCAAGCTGTGGAAAAACACTTCAAAGTTTCGTACCAGGCGGCTGAGATACGCGTCAAAAACGTTTGGGGGATGCACTGACAAAAAAATGGGCAGGCAAGAACTTCGACCTTCTTGCCTGCCCGGGTACCGACCAAGGGTGGGGTACCGGTTGCTTCTCAAAGCGGGTGGATGCTACTCCAACTACCTTACAGCAGCTTTTCATAACCCCTCGCGACAGACATTAATTCAAGGAGTCAGCCATGACTACCAATGAAAATCAGAGCGGTGGGCGCTGGGTTTACGCTCGTTCTATCACCAAGAACGGCCGTGTAATCTATCCGAAGAACGCTCGTTTCTTCCGGTTCTGGGTTAAGGACTAGTGGCAGCACGGGTCCAAGTGGCGCCCGCCAGGGTGGCGGTGGTGGTCAATAGGTTGGCCACGATGGGAAGGGCAAGTCGGCAACGGCTTGCCCTTTTTTTTCGTCACTCGCCGACCTTTCGGTGCCGATACTCCCATGGGGGCACGGGCGCAGTGTCAGACCATAGCCCGACCTTTCCCGTGCGTGAGAGCCCTTCCAGTCGCTTGATTTCAGGGTCTGTCAAATACTTCGCGTAGGCCCATGCCATACCTGCCTTGACCATTGCGGCGCTGACGTCTTGCCCTTGGCACCGCACGCGGGCAACGGTGCGACCATAGCGATCAAGGGTTTGCGGGGTTACCTCAGCGGTTTGCTGGTGGCAAAGCGTGGCCAGCGTCTGGTGCGCCCGCTCGCCGTAGGCCTGTCGGCGCTCGGGCGCATCGATCTCGGCAATCCGGATTTTGGTTTGCGTGTACGCACCTGGTGCCCCGCAGCGCACGGTGAGCGTGTCGCCATCAGCAATGGCGATCGCGATGCACAGCGCCAGCGCGCTCACAGCTACAGGCAGCCAGTGGCGCCGTTGGCAATGCGCTCGTAAAAGTCAGCGAACTTTTGTATTGCAAACCGTTGGGTGAAGCTCACCACCGTGGTGTTGGCGGCTGTCTCCTTGATTTCAAACACTTGGTGCGTTTGCGAGCCCACACCACTTGCGCCGCGCACGATGGTGGCCATTCTCAAATCGGGATAGTTTTGCACCTCATTGATAACCTGCCCGATTGGCAATATCGGGCCGACATAGCATTATTGATAGTTGTCAACAAAGCGTTTAAGCACCAGCTGGTAATTGGCGTTTACCTGGAACGACACGGGCGGGTTTGAGCGCTTCAAATCTTCAGGGGTTGAGCAGGCGGACAGCGCTGCGGCAACCAGCAGGGCAATGCAGGTGGCAAAAGTACTGTTTTTCATGGCGGGCTTGGTTTGGTTTTGGACTGCGCAGCCTAGCTTACAGGCCAGTGATTTCGGCCATCTTGTTTGCCAGAATGCTCGCTACAGAACCGTTCACTGTGCCATCCGGCCATATCAGTTGCTGCCCCTGCACTTGCCGGAAGCGGGCCATAACGTCGGGCAGGCTGTCGCCAGTCAGTTCGCCCAGGGCCTTGTAGTCAACGGCCACGCAGTCCCACAGGTCTTTGACAGATTCGCCCATGGGAAAGCTGTGCACCCGCTGCACCAGGTGTGGGTTCCAGCACAGCACGTATCGCCGCAATATTTTGTCGTCCAGCACGATCAGCGCACGGTAGGCCTTGAAATCGCGCTGGTAGCACTCCAACAACTCGTCAAAGTCCATCGGACTGCCCTCGTATCCTGCCCAGCCTTGGCAGTGGCGCACCGGCCAGACTTGCATTTACTAAATTGGTCATTTGAATAATTCCAAAAATTCCACTAAAATGCGGCTTCCCCACGGTACGCTTCGGGCGTTTGGCAACCGGTTCACTCAGGTAGCTCCCGTGGGGTTTTTCATTGGGTCTTGGATTTCTTCTTCCACATCGTGACCAGCGTCACATCATCCCGGCGCACCACCTCCTGCACCGTGTAGTCATACCCCCCCAGCGTCATTTGCACCGTCACCACCGGACTGCCCCGGTTGGTACGTTCTGACAACTCCCGCTTGCCCCCAGCCGCAATCTTCTGCAGCCGCTCAAAATCCGCGTCCGTAATAGCCACCTGGCCACGCAAAGCCTCAGTGGTCGCATTTCCATGGTGTTTAAACGTGTGGCGCACTGCACTGGCCTCCAGTGAGCGCACCAGGTTGGCGGGGTCGCGTCCCAATTCCTCACGGACAAAGCGCGCCGCTTCGCCCCCAATCGGCCCAACAACCATGCGCCGGTCCACCTTCCCGCCCCGGCTTTCATCAATAAACCGCTGTATGGCCGCAGCTGCTGCAGTGTCTGTTTTCTTCACTTCCATTGATGGGGTAATGCCTTGGCGCCCCAACCGTTCCTCCACCGCGCTCAGCGGGCTCCGGATAGCACCCTTCCCCAATAGCCCTTGGTCAAAATACGTCGCCTTGGTTTTGCCCAACACCCCATCTCGCACATCTGAACTGAGCCTGCCCATGGCCTGCGTCGCAGTTTCTTTACCCGCCCGGTCCGCAACCGTCACCTCAGCCTCAAACACCATCACCACAAAGCTCAGCGTGTTCGGGTGCGCTGGCCACGGGCACTCCTTTGCAGTGGGGTACACACCGGCACCCAGGCCATACAGGTTCTGCGCGGCCAGCAGGTCGCAAATGTCCGGCTTCGGGTGCAGCGGGCTCAGCAAAAACCTAAACCCCACAAACCCCGGCGTGCCCTCAGCTGCGGCCATGTAGGCCGTGCCGTGGGCGCGGTTAATCTCGGTGCGCATTACCCGCTGGGCCTTCCACACCTCGCCGCCGGTCGTTTCGCTTCCAACCAGCAGGTCCGCCCCGGTTTGCAGTGCATCCACCCGGCCCGCACGCAAGCGCTGCTGCACATCCAGCGGCACCGGCTGGCCGCTGGCCATAAAGCTGCGGGCCGCGCGCTGCGCATCCCACCCGCTCACCACCGCCCGGCCAATGGCACGGGTCAGCGCCTCCTTGGCGCCCTGGTCCAGCCGCCATACCCGGTCGCTCAGCGTCAGGCCGTCTGCAGCTTTGAAGCTGCGCACAAAATCCACCGCCTCAGTGTGGATCCGCATGGCCGCTTCCGTGCCCAGCACAGCCTGGCCCGCCATGCCGGTGGCACCCACCCCGGCAGCGGTGTACGGGCGCACGCCCAACGTGGCCGCGTCCTGCAGGCCCTGCAGCAGCAGCGCATCACGCAGTTGGCCCAGGTTGGCCAACACGTCTTCCACCTGGCGCAGCAGACCGCGCAGCTGGTCCAGCGGCACCATGTTGTCGCCATCGGCCCGGGCCGCAATGGCCGCCTTCACCTGCTCGACCGCGTCCTGGTACAGCGCCACCAGCTCAGCCAGCGCCTGGGCGTCCAGCTCGCGCATGGCGTTGCGTGCCTGCTGGCTGGCGCGTTTGATCGCCGCCCGGGTAGCCGCTGTGTTCACGCCCGGCCCCTCCCGCCATTGCTGCCGGGGTTCGACACGCTGGTGCCGCTTTCACCCTTGGGCGCATTGCCCGGCGTAATGCTCACCTTCTGGCCACCAGGTGCACCAGGCGCGCCCTGTGCGGCACCGTCCGCCCCAATCTTCAAGGCGTTGGGGTACGGGTCGGTGCTCTGTGCCTGCTTGATCTTCATCGCCCGAATTTTTTCGGGGTTCAGGCCCATCTCGCTGTGGATATGTTCGTCCGGCAGGCCCAGCGCCATGTACTTGAGTGCCAGGTCGGCAATCTGGTTGCTGCTCTCGGTGCGCCGCGTGGCAAAGCGCAGGTAAAAGTCGTCCGGGCCAGGGTCAATGCCCTGGAATAACAAGTGCATCCGGAAGCTAAACGCATACACCCCGCCCACCGCGTCCTGCAGGCCGTCCACCGTGTCGTAGTAGCTGCGCTTCATGTCCTCGAGTACATCGCGCGCCACGCCGTCGGTGTAGCCAAACATGGCCTTGGGCGCTGGGCTTCCGGCAAAAAACGTGCTCAGCAGGTGGGCCACGTCGCCGATATCGCCCAGCGTTGCGTCTCCCTGTATGGCCTGCACACCGCCCTTGCGGTTGAGGTAAAAGTCGGTGGTGATCTCGCCTTTCTCGCTATCCGTCGTTTTGCGGTAAGCATTCAGCGTAGGTTCGTCGGCACCCTCCAGCACGTGGGCCAGGCGCAGCGGGGCCCGCACCCGGCGGCGTATCACCAGGTCCTCCTCCGTCATCACCAGCTTGCGCCACACACTGGCGCAGCCGTCCAGCAGCGGGCGCCCCATGCTGCCCAGGTCGTCCCAGTTGTCGGGGTCCAGTCGGCCCATGGCCATCTGCCAGGCTGCAAACCCGGCTATCACGCCGCCGTTCAGCACATCGCGCTGCTCATACGCCACAGCCGGGTTCTTAAATCGCCCGCCCATGTCCACCACCGGCACGATCGTGTCGCTGGGCATACGCACACCGGCGGCAATCTTGCCGGCGTCCAGCACCAGCTGCAGCGGCAGGTTGCCCTCCATGATGATGCCGCGCGCGTCGCTCTTGAGCTTCTCCCAGTTGTTCAGCTGCAGCCGCGCCTCAAAGGCCTCCCACTCCCGGCCCAGCGTCTCGCTGTTGGTCTGCATCACCAGCCCGCCCCGAATCACGTCCGACGCCGTTCGGTTGTGCACCTGCTTCACGCGGCCATCTTTAAGGTCCATCTCGCGCATCAGGCGCACCAGCTCGCGGCGCTCGTAGTCCACAAACATCTCGTTCTTCATCGCCCGGCGCATGGCTTTATCGCTGTCGATACGCCCCCCGGTCTCGCCAGCCAGGCGGGCGCTACTGGGGAACATCTCGCCCCACTTTTTAGCCACGTTCTCAGCCACGGTCTTCAGGTAACTCATGTTCGGGTCTTTCAAAAATCAGCTAAACGCTCAGGCCCAGCAGGCTTTCACGGCTCACCTTGCGGGCCTGTATCACCGCTGGCGCATCGGCAAGCCCTCGGGTCAGCAAGGCGTAAACGCTGGCGCAAATCGCGTCAAACAAGTCGTCGCCAATCTTTTGGTCCACCATCTGGAAGCTGCTGTAGCTCGCCTGCGTAGGCAGCGCCTTCATATTCCCCAGCTGGCGCATAAAGGTCAGCCAGTCCTTGTCTTCCTGGTCCCAGCCCGTATCCACGTAGGGGAAAGCCGCCCGGTTGTTGTGGAAGGCCTCGCGCACCGCGCTGGCCATCACGTGCTTGGTCATGCCCTCAAACCGCATCGGCGCAAACGCCCAGCCGCCCCAAGCGCTGGCATTGCTCTGGCCATCGGCCACGGTTTCGCGGTTGATCTCGGTCAGGCCCTGGCGGTACAGGTCGTCGTTCACCGCGGTCATCATCCCCACGCCGTAGGCGTCGCCAATGGCGTAGTCGGGCCGGAAGTAGTCCCAAATCGCCACAATGTCCCGGCGTAACGTGCTGTCGCTCGTGCCCGGTGGCCACAGCTTCACGTAGGGAAAGGTCAGCCAGTTGCCCATCACCTCGGTAATCACCAGCGCGCTTTTCGAGGCCTCGGGCGTCTCGCCGTGGCCGGTGTGGTCGTACCCCAGGCCAATCAGCCCCCGGCGCTTGTAGCGCTGGCCAGGCATCGGCTCCGCGCGCTGCAGGTTCGCTTCCAGGCCCAGGGCGCAGGCCCGACGAATGTGCTCTTCCCAAATCCAGTTGCGCGCCTTGATGTTCTTGCACAAAAACTGCCGTATGTACTCCTCCGGGCTCTGCTGCAGCTGCATGCTCTTGGCCCACTCAGCATCCACCATGCCCATCTGCACGCCCAGGTGCACGTTCACAGCGGGCAGGCGGTGGTACTCGCCGGTGTCAATCAGCCGCTGCAGCACGTCCGCACCCTTAAACACCCCGCTGATCCGGATCGACGGGCTGAACTTCTTCTCCCGCGTGTCCACCCCCAGCCTGCGCGCTGCGCCCAGCATCGGCAAAAAGCGGCTCAACAGCCGGTCCTGCGGCATGTCGTCCGTCTCTTCCAGGCTGGCGATCGTGATCGAGTCACCGTCAATCTGGCTCATGATCCCGTAGGCGCTCGACTTGCTCAGGTTCACAAACTGGTACCCCGTATCGCGCAGCTGCTGGCGGCCGTTGGTGTACTGGATGAACGCTTTGAGCATCGGGCTGCGCTTGATCGCATCCGTCTGGTAATTCAGGTTGTTTTGGCTCTGCTGCATCCGTGGCGCCACGATGCCGCACTCCTGGTGCGAGTTGGTGGCCAGCTGCTCCAGGATGTAAATCTCCTTCACCGCCGTCTTGCCGGTCCGGCGCGATGAATAGTCCACCGTATTCGGGTGCACATCCATCTCCGCCATCTTCAAGCACTGCATCGGGTCCAGCTCGACGTTGTGCACATGCTTGTGCCACAGCGCATGCGGCTTCAACCCCGTCTCAGGGTCCGCCACCGCAAAACGCATGATCTCCCGCTCAGCAACGAGCGAAGACTTTTTGCGTTCGGTGGCGGTGGAGCGCATGGCTTATCAGAACGCTGCGATGCGCGCGGCAAGGATTTCGTAGTACTGAAACATCACATCGTTCTGCAGTTTCAACAGCTCTTTTTCTTCCTCGTCGAGCTTTTCAAAGACGGGGTTATGGCCAATGAACTGGCTCAGTGCTTTAGCCTTCACTTCTAGATCGGCCTTTTCATCAACGACACGCTGCTGGTGCAGCTGCAGGCCATCGATGGCCGGGCGCTCTCTGTAAGCCCATTCAAACTGCTCCGCTGGCGACCAGCTCACATAACCGGCATAGCCCTCCAGATTGGGCTTCCCGCCGTCGGTGTACTCCACCAAATACCCGGCGTCTGCGCCGTTTTCATCCGCAGGCAATGCCCAGCCGCGCAACTGGTTGTAAGCCAGCCGAGTCATGGGCTTTGCCTTGATCACTTGATTGCCGATGTATCTCTTCATGATTTACCTTCCCGCGCCTCATGCGCCACCAAAACAGGGTCTTCCTTCGTCGCCTTGTCAGCCGCAGCCAACATCGAGCGGGCGTTACCCATGGCCCCCAGCATTCGCTGGTTGAACTCCACCAGCGTTTCCCGTGTCTTGTCATCGAGCTTGAGCACGCCACCGGCATCCGCCTCTTCGGGCTCAGCTGCCCGCACCGTCATGCCCAGGTCGTTCATGCTCAGGCCCAGGCGGCTCACAAAGTCGCTGATTGCTTTGAGCGCGGGGTGCGCCTGGCGGTCGTAGATGTACTGGCGTTTCCCTTGCTCATCCAGGTAGCTCAGCGTCTGGCTGTTGCCCTCGCGGTCCAGCTCAACACGCGGCTGGGTAATCACCACACCGTCGCCCAACACCTGCTGCATCAGCATCTGCAGCATGGCGGTCAGGCCCGCCTGCAGGTCCGCATGGATGCCCGCCAGCACACGCGGGTTACGGCTCTCGAACGCCGCGTGGTGCAACATAAAAATCTCGGTCTGCTTGCTGCACGCCGCCTGCTGGCCGCACCAGTCGCGGTTCACGTCGCACTGCTTGCAAAAGCTGTAGCCGTCGGGCTTCGCAGGGAAGTAAGTCGCCGTTTTCGCTGCCATCCCGTGTTTCATGGCGTTGAAGCGGGTGCGCAGCACCGCCTCGCCGTTCGGGTGCCCTTCTAGGTTCTTGCGCACAGCCGCCATGCCCTCGGGCGTCTTCGGGCCGGTGCTCATCTGGTGCGCCTTCATCAGCGCCCGTGCCCAGCCCGCCTGCGGCTGGTGCTCAGCGTGGCATGACGGGCAATCGCCAAAGTACCGATATGGGTGGTGCTCCAGCTCCGGGGCGTCCTCAATTACATCGGGCTCATCCTCCCAGGCGTGCTTACACACCCCGCAGCGAAAATCCACGGTGGTCTGTCGAGCCGTCCAGTCCTTTGCCATGCCACATGGTCAGCGCATCACAGCGACAAAAAAAGGGGGGGAATTGGCGCAAAAAAATGGCCCGTACCGTTGCCAGCACAGGCCAAATGATCGTCTTTGCAAACGCTCAGGGAGACACGCACACCATGTACGTGCCGCCACTGTATTCAGCCCAACAGGGCAAAACAAGCAAACTCAGGCTTGGCAGCGCAGGCTCGACAGGTTGGTCACCAAGTTGAAAGCAAACCAACCATCGTCAATGATGAAAATCTGCGGCTTAGCCGTCAGCGTGTCGCGCACCAGACCGATTCCATTGCTATATGGGGTGTACGAAACCACTTTTCGGTATGGAATTTTCGTGGTCTTGCTCTCACCGATGAAGTACAGGTTGATGTTGGTTGCAATCAGCGTTCCGGTGCCCAAGTCCTTGCGCTCCGTGGTGACCACGGGCTCACCCTTAAAACCACCCACTCGGTAGTACACGCCGCTCATCACCCGCACGCTCACCCCTTGCGAGCGGCCCACGACTTGGCGCCGCTCCACGTCCTCCAGGTGCTGCACATCCTGAAACGACCAAACTGCAACTTCACCACGCTCGAAGTTCACTCCGGCGAAGTTGCCAGTTTGCGCAAAGTCTTCCAGCTCTCCCGCGAGGACCCGGCGCAACACACTTGACTTCGCCAAACGGGAATATGTGCCCCTTTGGTTCAAGTCTTCCATCGACAAACCAAAATGATTTTGGTAAGTAACCAGCAAGTGCTCTTCGTGAGTTTCCAGGACAGAATCATCGAGAAAGCGCTCGACCCCCTGCAACCATGCGGCCACCAACAACTTACGCCGGTGGGTGTAGTCGATCTTGCCGGCCGCGATCGCATCTAAAACCCGCGCTTCAAGCGTTCGTAGGTCCGCCCCGGTGTGCAAAGTGTCAAACGCTTCTTGCTGCAACTCGCGCATCAGCCGATCCCGTTCGATATCCGCAGCGCGCCGCTGCGCGTCCATTGCTGCCAGCCGTTCGTTTTCTATCGCCGCGCAGGCCGCATGCCGGGACCGAAAAAGACCCGCAGATTTCCCGCAAAAAACGCAATCTCCCATCACCGCCTCCCAAATGTGCGTGAAAAGTCAGGCGCCTGGGGACTCCTCCCCCACAAACACCCGCACCAGTTGCTCCGACATCTCCACCACCCCTTCCAACCGCAGCCGCACCCCATCCAACAACTCAGCCAGGCCCCGCCGCTCCGCGTCCACCAGCCCGACAGGCTCAGCCTCGGAACCAGCCCTTTGCAGCATCAAAACCAGCGCGGCAACCGCGCAAAAACAGCCTTGCGCATCACTGGCGAGCAAACGCAAATCGTCGTTCAAAACCACGTCGGGTTCAACGTCATTGGATAGGGAATTCATCGTGTATTTCTCCTTGCACTAGGTCAAAAAAACCTGCTCCCTATGCGTCCAAGCATAGGAGGCAGACCGCGCAGGTTGGACGACCGGGCAAGGACCGGCACACCCTTGCGGGTGTCCTGCACGGCCCGCCAAAACGAGCGCGTGCGCGCAAAAAAAGAGCCGCGATTAACTCTTCAGTGAAGGCGCGGCTTTTGCGCCTTGCAACCGGGCGTCCAAGCCCGATTCCTTTCGGAATAGGCGAAATGTAACACACGAAAGGCGCAGTGAAACAGGAGGTTTTCAGGCGTTCTCAGAATCTGTTTGGCCTGCTTTTCTCTTCCATGTAGACCCACATCAGAGCAATGACCCACCCCACCAAGGTCCAACCCAAAAAGAAATTCAAAATGAAAATCGGCACCAGTCTCGAATGCCCTCTTTTGTCAGCCAGGATTGCGGGCAAAAAGTACAGGACCATCGCAAGACAAAAAAGCAACAACCCGCCCACAAGTTCCATTGATAGCCCCCATTTCAAAATGGAAAAGTCTACCAACCGAACCCAACTTTAAGCAGCCAAACGTACCCGCTTTGACACTTCCCGAGGCCGTGCAATCTCAAGCCGTCCGGTTCGTAGTGACGCTTTTTCGGGGAGCCATCTAACGCCACTGTGAACCGTCGGCGTTGGACTGCGAAGCAGAGCATCTTCGCGGTACTCAACCAAAACGGTTGAGTTGGTCAGAGTGATTTTCTCCACGAACGTGGACAACAGCAGCCGCAGCTGCTTGGGGTCTCGGCATGCCCTGATCACCCCCGTTATGGCCTCCACCGCAACCTGTGGGTCCACGTCAACCAGGTCGTAATCCGGTGCCGGGCGCGACTCCAGCTCGTACAGCGCAGCCTCCACGTTCTTGATCGTCTCGCCGTGCTCAGCCAGGCGCTGCACCATGCCGCTCAGGCCGGGCGTGGCTTTGCCCATCTCCTCGACCGCCTCAAACAGGCCCTCACGCTTGCGCTCTGCAGTTCGCAGCTCGGCCACCAGCGCCTTACGCCTCAGCTCGCGTTCAGCGGCCCAGCGCCCACCGTTGGCCCGAATATCGTTCACCACCTTTTCCACCACGCTCACAGTCAGCACCTTGGCCAGCAGCTCGTCCACCATCCAGGTGTCAAAAGCCGCCGCCGGCGTGTTCTTCAGGCAGCAGCGGGCAGCGCCACGCTTGTGCGCCATGCAGGCGTAATAGCTGTAAGACACCTTTTTTCGCCCGGTGCCATTGATGATCTGCAGCGTCTCGCCGCAGATCCCGCAGCGCAGCAGGCCTGTAAAGGCATAGCAGCTCTTGGGTGCGCCGCCAATTTCGTGGGGCATACGGTCTTTCATCATGGCTTGGACCCTTTCAAAATCTTCCTTGCTGACAATCGCCGGGTGGCTGTCGACCCGTACCACCTGGTCAGCAGGCTTACGCTCCGAGGTGCGGTTGTGCGTCTGGTTGAACAGCCGTTCCCCCATGTAACTGGGGTTTTTCAAGATCATCGCGACCGAGCTTTTCCCCCACGGCTTGCCCTGGCGCAGCAGGCCCGTGCCGTTCAAGCGCAAAGCAATGGCCTGCGCGCCAAGCCGCTCATTCAGCGCCAGCGCAAACATGGACCGCACCACGGCCGCATGCTCTTCAAACACCGCCAATTTAGAGCGCTTGCCTACCCGCTCGATGCAGTAGCCAAACGGCGCCCGCCCGCCCACAAAGTAGCCGTCCCTGCTGGCCGTGATCATGGAGCGCAGCGTGTCGCGCGCGACGTTGCGGGAGTAAATCTCGTCCATCATCCCCGTCATAACGCCCAGCATCCAGCCCGCGTCAGTCTCAAGGTCAATGTCCTGGTGCACATACGCCGCCTTGGTGCCCCAGTCGCGCAGCTGGTTGGCGTTCTTCAGGGCGTCTTCCAGGTTGCGCCCGAAGCGCGAAGTACTCCAGCACACAAAGTAGCCCACCCGGTGCGCAGCACAGTAGGCAAGCGCCGCCTGAAAGCCTGGCCGGTTGTCCGTGCGGCCACTTACGCCGTCGTCCCGGAACACCTGCACCACCTCCGCGTCGAGCGAGGCCGCTTTGATGCGGCATTGCTCAATCTGGCTCTCCATGCTCACGCCGTCGTCGGCCTGGCGCTGGGTGCTAACTCGCGCGTAAATGACCGCCTTCTTCATCGCTTGACTCTACCCCCGGCCATCAGCCGCCATATGTGACGATCGCTCACTTCCTCACCAAGATCACGCTTGACCGACCACGAGATTTCAGGGTGCGACATGCCCATGCCGGCCATGGCCTCAATGAACCGGTTGCGCTGGTACCGCCGGTACGCACTCAGCCGCTGCAGCCGGATATAGATACCCGAATCGTTCTCCGATATCGCCTCGTGCGCGCCGTCCAGGATTCGCCACATCGCCATGAAATTGTCGAAGCCGATGGTCCGGGCCACGTTCAGCATCACGCTGCTCAGGCCCATGGCATCGAGCTCGTCCAGCAACGACGCCTCGCGCGGATCCACTTCCGGTTTTTGCGAAAAATTTTTCGCGATTTTTTTTAACCTCCGTTGGCCAACTTTTGACGGGGTGCATCCATTCAGGTACCCACCCCCCCCGGCCAGGCCGTGCCCTTGCCCCTGCCGTGCCCCCACCCCAGGGTCAGCAGGCAGCAAGTCCAGCTGATCCCACGCTTGTGCACGTGTACCACTTCGCTTTTCACCCATGAAGCCCCCTGTTCGTAGCTATGGCAGCAGCGTGAACCACTGCGCTTTCTGACAGAGTGCGCAGCGCATGCGTACGAGTCTGCCTGATCTTGCTATCAATTCGATAGCGGGCTGTTTCTGCGGTGCTCCACGCCTGAAGGCAGCAGGCCTGCATGGTGCGGTAATAGGCTTTAGGTAACCGTGAGGTGGGTTCGGGCATGGGGATGGGCCTCTCAGGCAGCGGGGTGGTAGGGGGTGGGTTTAGCGCGGGAGCCGCTTGAGCAGCTCGCTCACCGGCGTGCGCATCTTGGAAAGCGGGGCAGCGCGGTCCACGGTGGCCATCTTCTTGCGCATGGCCAGCTGGGCATAGACGGCTGTGCTTTTCGGATCAGCATGGCCCATCAGTTCCTGGATTGCCAGGGTAGGTGTGTCCTCTTCCTGCAGCTCAGTACCGAACAGGTGGCGCATGGCATGGGGGTGCAGCTCGTTGGCCGGAATGTCGAGGCGCTTACCGTAGCGCTGGATCACATCGTGGATCGCCTTCCTGGTAAGGCGGCGGTTCTCCCCTATGTGCTCGTGTGCTGGCAACACCGTGGATCTGACCGACACAAAAAGCACTTTGTCCGGATGACCATCGCGGCCCTTGATATTGCGGTCGACGGCGGCCAGCTCCTCGTGGCCAAGGTACACGCGCAACAGCATTTCGGCTTCCTTGGGCACCGGCATGATGCGGGTGCGCTGGCCCTTCTCCAAGGTGCGCAGGGTCAGGCGCACTTGGCCCTCTATTTCCACCGTCTGCAGATCGCCCTCATTCAGGCCGGTCAAGCCACCGACACGCAGGCCGCAGCCGATCAGCAGGCTCAGCATGGACGCATCGCGGATCCCGATGAACGTCCCCATGTCAGGGGCCCACATCAGCTTTTCGGCGTTGGCCAAGCTGATCGAGCGCGGCAGCGGCTTGCCGGTGATCGGGTGCTGCAGCTGGGCGGCCATGTTGGCCCGCACCTTCTTGGTCGACGCCAACCAGGCATAAAAGCCGCGCACAGCCGAAATGTAGGGCTTGCGCCCGCTGGCGATCTTGCCTTTGCGGTGCAGCCACAGGCCGCAGAACGTCTCCAGCTCAGCAGCATCCGCCTGGTCCAAGGGCTTGCCCTGCATGAACTCTCGCAGGAACTTCAGCGCCGTGCGGTAGGTCTCGATGGTGCGCTGCGTGCGGCCACGGCTCGTCTCCATGTACAGCAGCCAGGCGTCGACCAGCTGGCCATCAAAGTCTTTCTCAGCACTCATTGCGAACCTTTCGGCAGGGATATAGGCATTTCGACCCGTGGACCCGTGGATTGGGGGCAAAAGCCCCGCAAACCCGCGCCAGCATTGGGTTTTGCTCAAAAAAGAGTCCCCCGAAAACCCGTGGATGGGCACTCAAACCCGTGGATGCTTTTTTAAGCAGCCCCAAAAACCCGTGGATCGCTCCCTTCCCTGCCTGGCTCTCTCTCTCTCTCTCTTTTACCAATGAAAAAAGAGAAAAAGAGACGGGTCCGGGCCGCAGAACGCAAAAACCAACCCGTGGAAAAAAGGACACAACTCGGGGAAAAAATGGCACAACTCGGGGATTTTGAAAATTATTCGGGGAGGGGTTTTGCTTAGTGCCACGTGGGTTTGCAAGGTGACAAAGGGGGTAATCCACGGGTTTTTGGCGCACTCTCCATCTCCCTCGATCGTCAAAAGCTATCGCCCCCCCTCCGCGCTGCCAGGCTTGACCCCCAGCCGGGCCGTTTTCATCGTGGGGGGGTGCGGGGGGAAACGAACCAAGCCAGGCAGCCATCAAATGGTCTCCAAGGGCACCACGGCGTGCAGGCCATACTGGCGCAGCGCATCCAGGCTCAGGCCCACCATGTGGCCAACACGCTTGCCGTGGACCGTGCGCTCAAACTCCACCAGGTCACCGGCGGCGTCGAGCTCCAACACACCGGCCAAGGCCAACTGCTTCTTAAGCGCCCGGTCGCTCTTGATCGGCAGACCATCCCAAAAGGCGCGCAGGCCGCTGCTCTGGCTCATGTGGTCCATGATGTGGCCGGTGCGGATGCACAGCCAGCCCTTGCCCTGGCCATCCGAGTCAAACAGATAGGGGTAGCGGAACTCGCCGCGCGCAATCTCGCTCAGCAGCTTCTCCACAATCCACACCCACGGGTGGCGGGTGGCCTTGGTGTCTGCAATGTGGCGGTTCATTTGGGCAGTTAAATCGCCCAAAAAGCCACCCGTGTCGACGTGTAAATTCAAAAACTCACACACCAACTGCCAGGCCACGTGCACGCCGGCATAGTTCTGCACCATGCGCTGAGCGCCAGAGTCGTCGGCCTTGGCCAAACTGCTGTTTTGCAGCGTGGCCACGGCTGCGGAGTGCATCTGCAGTACTTGGCGCTTCTCTTGGCCCGCCAGGTACTGCAGCCACTGGCGCATCGGGAACATGGGGCAATCGTCCTCGATCAATGGTCCGCGCTTAGCAATAGTCAGACTGGTGCGGATCACCTTGCCTTCCAGTGTGTCCACGGGAACGTCCTCACCGTTCATCAAAACCGGGGCGCTCATCAAGAACTTGCGCTTCAAGCCAATGCCCCGGCTGGTGGACTCGTACTGATAACACTCCTGCAGCGTGCCGATAGCCTTGGCAAGGATCTCCGCTTTGTTGAGGCTAAACTCACCCCAGGCCACCGGCTGGCTGGTGTAGCTCACGCTGCCAATAATCCGGTACTCGCTCTGCAGCGTCTGGCGGCTGAACTGCTTCATGGCCACGGCCGTGCCTATCGACTTAACAACCGCGCTCTTACCCGCGCCCTTCTCTGACTGCATCACAAAGTGCGGCCAGTAGCCCAGGAACGCCTTCAAGTGCGCCCCCAGTGCCCACACCAGCGGTATTGCCGCCTCGTTGTCCCCAAAAGTTCCTTGAAACTGGCTCACTACCTCCAAACCGTCGCGGGGCACACCACTCGGGAACGTCAGGTTGTAGTACGGGCATTGCTCGGTCGGCTCGGTAAAAAAGCAGTCGGTGCCCTCGTTCAGCGCCAGGCGCCCGTCGCGCCAGGCCAGGCCCACAAAGTTGATTGCGTCCCGCGCACCGATGCTGGCCGCCCGCTCCCACACGTTCACCATGCGGCTAAACGGCGTCGGGGCATACACCGGGCCCAGCTTCTTCCATACATCGACGTTGTGCAGCCGCTCATCGTCCACCACCACCCGCTGCAGCTCCGGGCCGTGGCGGGCGGTCTGCACGCTCAGGGCAAACATGGTGGTGGGCGCGTTGTCCTGGTTGCCCGTCATCGTGCTCTCGTCGCTGGCGATCCGCACCCGGCTCACTGCTGCCACCCGAAAGCCGCAGACGTCATGAAAATCGTGCTTCTCGGTGCCGTTGTCGTCCTTGGTGGTTTTGCCAATCACCTTCGTGAAGTCCAGCTGCACCCGGTACTTCCAGTACACCAAGTAATCGTGGCTCGGCAAAAACAGCCGCGGCTTGCCCAGGCGGGTGTCATCGCCCACCATGCCGGGGATCATCCAGTCCTGCAGCTTCTTGAGCGCCTTGGCCGTGTCATCGAGGCCGCGCAGCTTCAGCAAGTCGTTCACATCGTTCACCGGCTGGCCATCGGCATCCAGCCAATCGGCCTGGTCCACCATCAGGCAGCTGATATCTAGCCCGGTCAGCAGCTCGTGCAGCCGCCAAAACGCCATCAGGCCGGGGCAATAGCCCGCCTTGGGGTGCTTATCGCCCAGGGGCGGGTCGTTATCCAGCACGCCAATCACCTGCTTGCCCCGCAAAAACGACCAATCAATGGTGTCCACGTTGCCCGTGCCCCGGATGCTGATAGCCGCGCTGCCCGGTAAAAAACAGCTCTCAATGCTCAGCACATTGATGCTGCTTTCCACCACATACACCGTCTTAGCCGCCTCCACCTTGCGCCAGTCACTCGCCCAGGGGTAGCGCGCCTTCTCGCCCTGGCTCTGCGTCTTTACCCCGCCGTTGTCGTCGGGCACAAAGTAGCGCATGTCCACCGCCACCACCCCCTGCGTGAGCCGATCGCGCACTACAAAGGCAGCTGCAGCGCCGCCCCAGTTCACATCGCCCTTCTCCACCTTGTTGCTGTGCCAGGTGTTGAGCCCCAGCGTGCCCCGCTTGATAGCCGCCTCAATGGCAAAAGGCTGAATGCCCCGGCCCACCAGGTAGGCCACCAGCTCCTCGGCACGCGGCCCCCGGGCATCACGCAGCGCGTTGTCGGCAATGAACTCGGCCGTTGTCTTGGGCGCCGCCTGCACCGGGCGGCCGGGCTGGGCGATCACCACGCCGTACATGCTGGCCCGCTCCTTCACGGCAGGCACATAGTCCAGGCCGCGCACCAGCATCAGCAGGTCCACCGGCCCGCCATGGGCGCCGGTGCGGAAGTCTTTCCACCCGCTGCCATTGTCATCGGCTGGATAGCACCTCAGCGTCTTGGGGCGTCCGACGTCGTTCGGGTTCTCAAAACTGCCGGCCTTGCCATCGCGGGGCAGACCCAGGCGCTCGGCCAGATCCGCACAGTCCACCCGCTTGTTCAGCTCCTGCGAGGCCACTTTGATGGGGCTTTCGGGTTCTTTAGTTGACATAGTTGTTGTTGTGATTGACGGGAATGGCCCACCGTACAAAGTGGGCGGGGGTCGGGGGGCTAGCGGGCGGGAGGCTTCAGCCGGTAACCGTGCTGGCGCAGCAGCTTCTCAGCGGCGCGAATGGCTTGCGCCTCGGCGGTGTCGAACTCAGCGTTCCAGCGATACAGGCCACCGTCTAGCAGCACCCTGCCCTTGGCCATGTCGTACTTCAGCAGCAGCCACACCAGGTGGCTACCGAAGTTGGGAAAGTGCTCCGCCATGTCAAAAGCAATTTCCTCAGCAGTAACTGGGCGCCTGGCCGACCGCAGCAGCCGCCGGATCCGCTCCGTGCGGCTCAGGCCTGCCGGTTCAGGCTCCTGCTGCGCGGGCTTCCAGTTGCTGGCAGGCTGCAGCGTCAAGCTGCACACCATGTGGGGGAATGGGGATGCGGTCACGCCACTCATCGCCCACACTCCACAAGCGCCTCATCCCTGGCCACATTCAGCTCAGCCATCTTGTTGGCATCACCGCCCTGGCGGTCCGGGTGCAGCCCCTTGGCCAATATCCGGTAGTGGCGGCAAATGCGCCCCTCATTCGCTGGCTCGTTGCCATACTCCAGCACATCGCGCCAGGGCCGCTTCACGCCCGCCTGAATCGGTGCTGGCAGAGCGGCAAAGCCGGTAAAAGCCCGCTCCATCATGTTGCTCGAACCATGCCGCTCAATGGCACGCAGCGCCTCAATCGTCTTGGCAATGGCGTGAATGTTGTCCTGCAACGTCCAGTAGCTGTCGCAGGCAAAAACCATCGGCTTGCCGTCGCGCTGGAAATAAACCGCCACACCCGAGTCCGCGATGTAACTCTGCCTGGCATAGGGCATCCCATCGCTGCGGTACTGCCCGTTGCTGCTGATCACCGGCAGCGTGCCGCCGAGCTTGCGGATCTCATCAAGCAAACCCCGTGTGGCCTTCTCCAGGCCAGTGCTGAACTGCGACTTGCCAGGGCTCTGGGTCCGCTGCCAGCCCTCGGGCCACTGCAGCGGGTACTGACGTTCTGTTTTCATGGTGTCACCTCGTAGATAAATTCAATTCGCGTCACCACGCTGTCAGGCTTGCAACCCTTGTGGCTGCTGCAGAACATGGCAACAAAATCGGTGGGCAACATGCGCGGAAAGCCCTCGCGCCGGCACTCGTCAATCCCGTAATGCAAGCGCGACGTCATCTCGTCCAGGCGCTCCCGGCGCACGCTCACCACACGCACCGGGCGACGCAGCTTTTCCACCTTCTCGCCAGGCTTCAAGCCCATGCACTTTTTTACGGGCTGGATCAGATCGCCGGGCTTCAGATTCAGCCAACCCAGGCGGCGCGTCACGTCCTTGGATTTGTCTAGCACCTGGCTGGTGGTGAGGGCAAAGGACATATTTCTCACGACGGCACCTCGTCCCAGGTGCGGCCATCGAGCAGGCGGCCAGCCATCTTCTTGCCCACGTTTTGCAAGTACGCATCGCCATTGGTTGCAAATGGCATGATCGGCCCGGAGCCTCCGGCAAGCGTCAGGCGTCTTAGGCCCCATTCTTGATTTGGGTCGATATCCGCAAGGGATTTACCGTCCTGGAATGTGTGATGCACAGCCATGCGGGGAAGCCACTCTCCCCACTGCTTAAAGAAAAACGGAACGCCCGCAGCCACACACTGATCGCGCAGGCTTCGGGCCCAGTCGGGGTGCATAGGCCGCGCGCCTGGGCCGCTTTCGCCGCCGACGATTACCCAGTCAAGTGCAAGGTCCTCGCCGATGCCGGTGTAGTCGCAGGCCTTGCAACACTCAATCGCGCCAGTTTCGGGGTCCACACCCGCCATGTGAAAGCTGCGGCAAGGGCGGTACAGCAGCTGGGCCAGATCCACCGGCCCTAACAGCGGCTCCACGCTCAAAAACCGCTTGGCCGCAGGCACCTCCAGCAGCTTCGGAATGTCGCGGTCAGCCTCTGCTTGGTTGCAGATCGTGGCGCCGATCCAGACGTTGGGCGGCATCCCTTCCGGGAACATCTTCGCGAGCATGGCCTTGGCGTTGCCAATGCGCTTGGTCAACAACAGCCAAATCAGGTTGGGCGTTGCCACAATGACCGTTGCCAAAGCACCGCGCCAGGCAGGTGGCACAGCAGGATCGGCCCAGTCTGCGAGGCTCGCACAGAACACCCGCTGCCGGTGACCATGCTCTTCAAAAAAGGCCTGGTGGTTTTTCTCCCAAGCCAGCGGCTTCGCCCAGTTGGCGGCGCTGGTGATGCGCCGCGGTGCACCTGGCCCCCAGTTGACCGCCACACCACCGCCAAAGCGCCGATTGCGCGCCTCCGCATAGCAGTTGTCGCAGCCTGGGCCTACTTTCTGGCAACCCTCCCACGGGTTGAAAGTGTGCGTCGCCCATTCGATTTTGGTGTTCTCGCTCACGCCGCGCCCCTCCATTCCTTCCAGCCCTCGTTCTCACTCCAGTTCATCAGCGGCGCGGTGTCTCCCGGCTTCATGATGCGCAGCCGGATGCCTTTGGTGCTGGCGGTGTAGCCCCACTCGAAGAGCTTTTCAGCCAGGTCCATCACCTCGTCCGAGTCTTCCACCTCAAAGTCCATAACCGACCGCCAGGCGCCGGTACCGACATTCACCTGCAGGGTGCAGAGCTTCAGCTCTGGCCGGATCAGCTCTGCACAAGCTGCAACGTGCTTGTTGAATTCTTTTTGCCCCGCAGGGATGAATGAAAATTTCTTCATTCCGCCAACCCCGTCGATCCCCGGTTCAGCCCCACGCACTGGGCTACTGGCGGTTTGTAGGGGGTGCGCTTGCCGTTGGCCAGGCTGGGCACCTGCAAGGCCGCAGCGGCGCCGGGGCGCGGGCTGGGCATGAAGGTGCCTTTTGATGAGTTGGGCAAGTGATACGCCATCACCAAACCCTCCCCATCAAATAGCCGGTACCGCCATCAAACTCAAAATAGGCGTCTGCCGCACAGCTACCGCCCCGCGCTGCAATTTGCTCATTAGTTAAAGGCGCCAAGGTGTAGTGCACGTTGGGCAGCTCCATCAGCATGCTGACCAGCTCAGCCGTGAAGTTTGCGCCGCCAATAAGCATGGCGCTGCCGGTGAACACCTTGCCGCAACCACGGCAGTCGCTGCATGTACGGGGCTTGCTATCAGACCTCGCATACTTGCACAGCCACACACCGCTACCGTGGCATTCTTTGCAGTTGTAGGTGTGCCGCCCGGACTCAACTTCGCCTGTGCCATCGCAGTCTTCGCACGCCACCGCGTGCACCACGCCCACGCCGGCGCAGACTTTGCAAACAACTTGCGACGGGAAAATCAGCGAACTGCCTGGGAAGCGCGGGGCATCAGCTTCGGGCTTGTAGGCCAGCTTTCTGACGAAGTTTTCTCGCGCAACCGGAGTCAGCTCCTCACCAACTACCGGCGCGGTGCTGGCATCGTCCGCCACAGCCACCAGCAGATACCCGTTGCAATAAATAGTCCTGGGGTCGCCCTCGATCTTGAATGGCGCGTTCAGGTAGCCCCGGTATTCACCCACGGCGCAGAATTTTTGGTAGTTGATCAAGCTGCACCGCCTTCCTCAACCACCGGCGTGCAATGGGTGCAAAGCACGCACCCGCTCTTACCCTCAAGCCACACCACGGCCTTGGGCCCACAGACCATCTGCGCAGGGGTTTGCGTCTTGAAGCGCTTAGGCTCTGATACCCCGATCACACTTCGGTACTCAACCCAGGTGCCCACAGACACCGCGTTGTTCCAGGCGGCCACCGCAATTTGCGGATTGCGCTTGGCGGCTTTGGTGGTCATTGCCGCGAGCAGTGCTGCCACTGAGATCGGCGCATCGACTTTGCTTTGTGAGTGGATAGTCATACGCTGGCCACCTCCCCAACCTCAGCCACCACCAACACCGAGTCCACCACCCAGTCCGCCTTCTTCGACTTGGGGAAACTCACCTCAATCGTCTGCTCCACAGCCACGCGCCCGGCATGCTGTTCACTGCGGGCCTGCACCGTAACGCAGCCCTTCGTCTTCCCTCCAAGGCGGTGCAGCTGCACCTTGTAGAAGGCCAATTTTTCAGTTGTCATAAAGAAAGCCCAATCAATTTGAAATGTGTCGACTCCACGGCCAGCCCTTCCAGGTCAGCCGCTGTAAAAACCCGCATACCCAGCACCTGGGCCAACTTGCGCTCGATCAGCGCGCCCCGGCTATCCACCCAGCCCGGCAGCAACGCAATGCCCTCGCACTGAACCAGCTGCGCCAGCGCCATGCGCATATAGGCCTGCCAGGTACCGCACGGTGGCGTGGGGTTCTCGGCAGGGTTCAACACCTCGTGCCCCATTGCCCGCAACTTGGCCGCTGCGGCGTGAAACGCGGGGTAGTTGAAATCGGGCAACCCCGTCATAGGCCCGGCTAGATAAATCTTCATGGCCAGGCCCTACCCCACCAGCCGGTGCTGTGCGCTCACGGGGAAAGGCTGGTGCGCGCTCGGTCCATCGGTGTGCGGGATCCGCGGCGGTGCGCCGTCCATCGATGGCGCCAGAAACGACGACTGCGACTCCCCGGTAATCTTCAAAAACTCGTTCTCCACCTTCGCCGTGTCCACCAACACACTGGCCACCGTGGCCACCGTCTTGGCGCGCTCTAGGTCCATCGGGTGGTCGCGATCGCGCAGGTCGCGCAGCGTGTCCATCAGCGCGCTACGCACGCCGTCTATGTGCAATCCAGGCATTGCTTTTCCTTTTTGATTCGGTTTACTTGCCGGTTGATTTGCCCCTTCAGCTGGTACAGCTGCGCCAGTTCGGGGGACTTGGTCCAAATGCCGTTGCGCCGCAGGTTCTCGGCGTGGCTGATGCACTCCAGTGCGTCGGGGGTAATCTCTTCGAGCTTCGTGAGCGGCTTGCCGCCCTTAAAGGCCACCATATGCCCCCGAGGAATCGGGCCGTGGTGCTCCTTCCAAACCAGGCGGTGCACCCCCTCCCAGTTCTTTCCGCCGTTGTTGCCCTCGCGCACCTTGCGCTCCAGCACACCGTAGTAATTCACCCGCACAGCACCCAGCGGCATCCAGTTCACGGGCCGGTCGCCGGTCTTAAAACGCGTCTCCGCGCTGCGCCCACCGGCTACCACGTGCTTGCCCTTGTTCCAGGGCACCAGGCCGGGCTTGAACTGGTTTCCCACGATGCCCGGGTGTTGCTTGCCCCGCTGCACCCGCCCGCTCAGCTCGCTCTGCAAAAAGGCCTCGCTCTTGACCAAGCCCAACGCACGCGCCCTGCGGTACACCTGAGGCTTCGACACCCCCAGCGCCTTGGCAATCTCCAGCGCGGGAACATGGGGGTAAAACTCCCGCATCAACGCCTCGCGCTCCGGGCTCCATGGCGCCTTGGGCGCAATGATGTGGCGGCTCTTCGTCATCGCTTGCCCCCGCAGACACCGGCCACCCCACCCACCGGCACAGCCCGGTACCCCAGCGGCGAAGAAAAGTCCACCATCCCCGCCACTGCGGCCGCATCCAGCCCGGCGGCAACCGCCCACAGCGGCAGGCCCAGCTCCACACACAGGGCGCCACTGGTGGTTGGCGCATTGCGCTTGCGCAGCGCGTCCACCACCTTCTTGCGCAGGTCGCCAATGCGGTACACCTGGTCACACATGGCGCACACCCCGCCGCTTCCCACGCACGCGCCGCTCCGTCTTGGCCAGCAGCCAGGCAATCTCAGCACGGTCAGCCTGGTGC